CCGTAGCTCCTGTTGACTCCGTTGCTCTCGTTGACTCCGTTGCTCCTGTTAACTCCCTGGCTACCGTTGACTCCGTTGCTCTCGTTGACTCCGTAGCTCTCGTTGACTAAATCATCTTTAATGATTTCGCCAATTTTTTCGAATGGTATTTCTTTAACTATTTTAATTTCATCAGTTACCTGTTTATCTCCATCCAAACCTTTCACGTTACCAATTAATTCGACCTCGGCTATCCTTTGCCACGGAACACATGGGTAATATTCAAAACAATCCTGAAGTCGTTTGCAAGTATGGAATCCAGCGTCACAAATTTCGATATCCCCTTCATGTGTATATGTCTTTCCTATTTCATATTTAAATCCGCGACACGTCCAATCATTATTAAACATTTTATACGCTTTAATTCTTTTGCTCATATTCTTTTTCTCCCCAAAAGTTCATTAAACATCATGTTTTATATATCCAATTCCTCAACCTCTTTTAAAGCCAGACAAATCATGGTATTCTTTCAAAAGTTCTTCCATGTTTTCATGCGGCATGACGCATTTATACCCGATATCAACGAGATTTAAAAAAATTTCAGAACATCTTTCACAATGGTAATATGGTGCAATTGGTATGCGTGGTTCATCCCCAAAGCAATCGTCTAAATCTAAACCACATTTTTTCCTTGCTTCTATTTCATCATATGGGTATCTTCTACGACCATAAACATTACATAATTCTTTTATATTTATTAACTTTCCACAGCTCGAACATCTTTTTCGTCTGCTTTTTTTGAATGGAATTAAATATTCATCAGCATCCGGATAATAGCACCATTCCCCTGTCTCATAATCTCTTTCCCAATCACAACTACATGATAGGCTCATTTATCCTCCCCTCCACAAATTTTCTCAAATTGCCACACGGTACCACGTAAATTTCATCGTCTATTTCTACTCCTCTACTGCTATTTTATACAATTTATTTATTTCATCAGGGGATTCTTTAGCGATCATATGTTTATCGTTTGGCAACATATATACAAAAAAATCGTCATAGTCAATATCCTCTTTACACATAAAATCGCTAATCTTTGCTGCTGTAATGATTAAATTAGGATTAACATACGAATCAAAAATCATATCTTTTTTTAAATCTAAAGCATGTACTTTTATTAGCATCATCACTTCTCCACTTATTTTAAAAGTTCGATTGCCATTTTTAAAATTTTACGATAATCTTCAAAATCTTCTTCTTTTATTCCAAGCTCAACAGCTTTTTCTTTTGACATTTCAAGCCATTCTTTGTTGCTTCTGTATTCGCAACCAATCTTTGTTTTTTCTTTTTGGGTGTGGAATGAAAATCCTCGCCATTCTATTACTATTATGTTTTTAGCTCTATCAAAGGAAGAGCCATCCAAGAAAGCGCCATCAAAGGAAGCGCCATCCAAAGAAGCCCTATCAAAGAAAGCGTAACCCAAGGAAGCGCCATCAAAGGAAGCGCCATCCAAAGAAGCCCTATCAAAGATAGCGCAATCCAAGGAAGCGCCATAAAAGGAAGCGCCATCCAAAGAAGCGCTATCAAAGGAAGCGTAATTCAAGGAAGCGCCATAAAAGGAAGCGCCATCCAAAGAAGCCCTATCAAAGAAAGCGTAATCCAAGTTTATTTTTTTCTTAACAGCAATCTCAACACAAGTTTTCAAATTTTCACATTCACATTCAAACAAAATTTTTCCGGTGAATCTATTTAGTATTTTGTGTACCATTTTCGTCCTCCCCTCCCCACCAATGTTTCCAGTGATCTTCAGGTTTAGTATTCCAGTCCTTTAAACGCACATCGTATTTATCCAGATCTGAATCAAAGAAGTCGAAGAAGGCATACCAACACGCGAGACATGATTTAATGTGTTTGATATTTATAAAGGTAGGCCAAAACGCAAAAAATCCAGACAAACAAAAAGTGTTTGCTGGATTATTATTTTTAGAACTTAAATTTCCCATCGCCTTCCCTATTCAGGAAGGCAGGCTTAAAAGCGTAGACGGTGTCTAATATCTCATATCAGGATGATCGTGTCAAATTGTTTTTACCAACTGCCATTTTTTTTTCGATTCTGCGGTTTCTTTGGCAAGCAACGAGCTAAAAACAACAGCCCTACCATTACCCCACCGCTTAAAAGTAAAATTTCGTTTTTCCTTAATCCTAATTCCCGATAACGACCATGTTTTTATGGTAATTGTGTTTTGCACGCCGTATTTGATCGCTTCCACAATATATTGCAATGCTATTTTTAAATCTCTATTTCTTAAAAATTGGTCAGGAAACGCACCGATTAGGCGCAAACCGCTGAAATGTTTTGATCTCAACGTTTCCAAAACTTTGCCATTGACATCAATTATATATACGAGGTCTGAATGGGTATACATTTCTAACATAGATAGCGTTTGAGTGTTTTTATATGATGCGTCATCTATGCCCTCTTGTTCTTCCGTGTGGTCGTAGTGGTCGTATTCGTTTCTGAACCATTCGACACCCGGTTGTTGTCTGGATTCTCACTCTCCTCGTAAATTTTCCAGTTTATGTGTTTAAGGATATCGTTTAATGCGTTTGGATTTATTTTTTCGAGTTCGATTAGCTTTTGATTAATTTTTAATGCGAGGGGAGGATTCTGAAACTCCATTATGGTATTCTTATGTATCTCTATCGTTGGCAGGTTTGTTTTGTTGTCTATTGGGAGTTGGTCCCCATGTATTTCTTTGAAACCTATTTTTATTACATCTATATGTTTCATTTTAAAGAAATCAGATATTGATTTCATTTTTTCCTCAGAAAGATTTCTTTTCCCTTTTCGAATTGAACTTAAGTTAGCATCGGACAAACCAGCATGTTGAGCTATATCTGACCACAATAGTTTACCTTTGCTGCTATTGTAATCATTGAACAGTTTCTCAATGCCTGCAATAAAAATATGTTTTAGTTCAATGTCCATGCCTTGAATTATCATATCCTGAAAACTAATTAAATATCATAGTTTGAAAAAAAAGTTTTCATGTGCAGAAAAATATCTTGACATAGTTTTCATGTAGTGGTACTACTTTGTTTATCATTTAGTGAGTACCCAAATAAGTCTGTTTTAAAATAATAAAAAAAACTCAAGTGAGAAAATAAAAATGAAATTGAAAACTATATCGGAAAAAACCGAAATATCAATTCCTCACCTTTCAAAAATCTTTAACGGCGCAACACCAGCTGGAAAAGAGGCCATGATGAAAATATCAAAAATAACAGGTCGAAATTGGTGGGAATATTTTTCCCTAAAACCAGACGAAATCAGAAAAGAAATAGAGAGCGCGATAGAGGCTTAGCTTCATAGTTTTCATATTATGAAAATAAAGTCAAGAAAAATAACCAATAACAATTAAAAGGGAAGGCAGGCTTGAAGCGTAGACAACTTTCAACTGACCAACCAAAGGAGAGACAATGGAATTTAAAACCTACACTAAAAATCAGGTTCGTAACATCAAAAGATTATCAGAAAAAGAACCAAATATCTACGAAGAAATAGCCCAATTTTTGGCTCTAGGTATGGTGTTTTTAGTTATTCTTGGAGCCTGTATCAAATGTTTTGGGTAATATACCATACACTCGCACCTCCTTTCAGTGGCCGAGGCAACCGGCCAAGCATACCAAGCTGCGCTCGGAATTGTGCACAGGCAATATAATAAGACAGGAAAGCGCGGCGAGTTGCCAACATGTTTTCTCCTATCTAAGGCCCCTCATTGCTGAGGGGCAAACTAAACAATAAACGAAAGGATGTTAATATGAACACAGCTGAAAGAATTCAACAGGAAATAGAGCAGGAACGAGAGAAGGGGGCGATTATATTTCTCCCTTCTGCAATAGTACCAGAGTCGTTTTACAGACCGGTCATGGAGAAAATCTGGTTGACGGATGAAGATCTGTACTGCGCTCAAAAACAATGGCGTATTCGTTATGAAGGTCTTTTAAAACTTGGGAATGCAGCCGGGATTGAGTGGTCACCGGTTGACTCAGGCAGGACCGACAACGGAAGTGATAAACTGTATGTTAGCTTCAGAGCGGTAGGACTGATTCGAAAAGCAGACGGGAAACTGTATCCGACTGCGGCCAACTATGACCTGGATTTGGAATTGGTAAAGGAAGAATTGGAGGAACAGTACCGTCAAAAAGCAGATTCCATGAAAAAATCCACTAAAGAAAAAGAGGATTATATAAGGTACTGTGTCACCAGGGATTGGCTGCATAAGAGAAAGCACAAGGCCACACTCGCAGAATCCGGGGCGAAAGCCCGTGTTATTCGTTCAATCCTCGGCCTTCAGTCTCAATATTCAAACAAAAACGATCTCGTCAGCAGACCATTCCTCATGGTCCGCTTTGTCCTGGATCACCAAAACCCGGATATCAAACAGGCGATGCTATCAGCAGCAAGAGACAACATGTCAGCTATCTATGGTGGGCATGCTAATTCTCTTCCAGCCCCACAACCACGCTTCGAATCAGTTGTCGATGAATCTATCGACATCACACCGCATTATGACGACATGGACCCAGGTGTTATTGATTTCGAAAACGCCGACGTTCAGGAACAATGCCTAATCCTGGAATCGTTGTGTAAAGACAAGAATTACAACCTAAATGATTTTCTTTCCAGGGTAAAACGACCTCTGGAAAAACTCTCACCAGAAAAAAGAACCGAATTTTTTAACCACCTAAACACATTATAGAAAGGATACTGCATAATGAAAATTATCCACAGTGCGGACTGGCACTACAGAGATTCGGACCACGATGAAATCGAGAAGTGCGTTGATTTCATGATTGATTATGCCAGGAATGAAGAGATAGACCTTATTGTTATTTCCGGTGACATTACAGACTCACAGAATTTGAAACTCGATTCCCGGTCAGCGAAAACCATTTGCAGGCAGTTCAGCGAGCTTGCCGACATAGCACCGGTTGTAAATATTATAGGAACACCTTCACATGATGGGAAATCGGCTGAAATCCTTCGGTATGTGAAAGGTGAATATCCGATTCATGTAAGTGAGAAGCCAGAACAAATATATTTAACTGGCGGGAGTGGTTTTTGGGTACCAGATTCTATAAAAAGTAAGTGTTGTGGCCCAATTGATGCAGTCATCACACAAATACCCACCCCAACCAAACAATTCTTCCAGGCTGATACAGCCATCGAGGAGGGGGATAAAGCAATCTCCAATGCCATGACAGCAATATTAGGTTCATTTGGCGAAATGGCTAAAGGTCTTGACTGCCCCCATATCCTCAACGGTCATTTCCAGGTAGGCGGCGCTTTCATTTCAGAAAAACAGCAACTCATCGGCAGGGATATTGAAATCAGTACCGATCAGCTGGAAATGGCGAACGCCCATTTAATTTGTCTCGGTCATTTGCATTTTTCCCAAACCATCAAAGGATACATCCACTACGCTGGCTCTATTTACCGCAAAACATTCGGTGAAACTGAGGCAAAGGGCTTTTATCTACATGAAATTGAGGGTATGGTAACAAAGTCCTTATTTATCGAAACGCCTACAAAACAAAAACTGACCATTCGCGAAGATTTTACCAAAGATGAAAACATAGATGACCTGGACGCAATTCTTTATTCATACGGTCCTGATGAACTAAAAGACGCACACATCAAAGTCGAGTTCAAGATCTGGCAAGACGAACAGCGTATCAACAAGTCTGATATCGATGATTTTTTCAAGTCTGCAGGTGTTGAGCATGTCATTGTAAACCTGATCCGTGTTCCCCGTGAAACCGTCAGGGCGGCAAACGTCCTAAAACTTTCGTCATTACGGGACAAAGTTCAGGAAATGGCAACATTACGCCTTGAGGAAATCGATCCGGCTATTTTGGATAAAGCCGATCTACTTGAAACAACAACAGCCGATGAGCTGGTACAGATAATAGGGAGGGTTAACTGATATGAAAAAAATTGATTTGGCAGGACAGAGGTTTGGAAGACTTAAGGTTATTTCTGAAAACGGCAGGGCTCCAAAAAGCGGTGCCGTTTTATGGTTATGTAGATGCGACTGCGGGAATACAACAGTGGTCACAGGTGGAAATCTTCGTTCTAAAATAACGAAGTCATGTGGTTGCTACAAAAAAGAGCGAGAAGTAGAAAATTTTAAAACACATGGGGGAACATATAAACCAGAATATTCTCCATGGAAAGCAATGCGGAAGAGGTGTTCTAATAAGAACGACATTCATTATCATCTTTATGGAGGTAGAGGTATAAGGGTCTGTAGCCGTTGGGATAATTTTGAAAATTTTCTCGAAGATATGGGGCCGAGGCCAAGCAAAAAACATTCTATCGACAGAATAAACCCTAATGGGAATTACGAACCATCGAATTGTAGATGGGCAACACCAACAGTGCAGGCCAGGAATAAGCGAAAAAGAAAAACAACTAAAATAACTGGTGTTTCATGGCATAAGCATACCAATAAATATATGGCAAGGATCACCGTTGATTACAACGAGATCTATCTTGGTGTTTTTGATTCATTAAAAGAAGCATCAAAAGCCAGGCAGGCAGCTGAAAAACAATACTTTGGTATGTGGAGGTAAATGTATGAAAATAAATAGGCTAAACGCAAAAGGTTTTATTGGGTTTAAAAAGGGGATGGGCGTTGATGAAATAAACATAGACTTTGCTGGACTATCAGGGCTTATCGCCCTCACTGGTAGGAATGGCGCGGGGAAAAGCTCTTGCATGGAATTGCTATCTCCATACAGAATCCTTCCAAGTCGTCCAGGTGCGCTTCGGAATCATGTTTTTTTGCGAGATAGTTTTAAAGATCTCGAATTTGAATATGAAGGGAATTCATATAAAACTCTTGTCAAGGTAGACGCTGAATCTGACCGAACAGAGGGGTTTATCTGGAAAAATGGAGAGTCCCAGGTTAACGGAAAAATAACTGCATACGACGACTATATAACGAAACTTTTGGGATCATCCAACCTATTTTATAATTCTGTTTTTTGTGCTCAGAATGCAACCAAACTTTCAGATATGAGGACTGGCCAGCTTAAAGAGCTGTTCGTTGAATTTTTGAGGCTTGACCGTCTGGCAGCATATGAATCATCAGCTAAACAGTGTGTTGTGTCCCTGGGTGGTATGACTCGTCAGTCTGAGCAAAATATAAAATCACTCAAGGAGCAACTGGAGAAATTTAGTGATATCGAAAACAAAATCGCTGACCAGGAAAACCAGCGCGAAGTATTTACAACTGAACTTAATAAAATAACAGCTGAGATAGAACTCTACCAAACCAGGATTAAGGAACTTGAGGAAGCTCAGGCGACAAACAAAATAAACATAGAAAGAAGGGACGAAATTCAGCAGGAAATCGACGCAAAAACAAGGGAACATCTTGACCGGTTCGACGGTCATTTTGATGACCTCGGTGAGATACAAAGAGCGATCACAGAGAAAATGAAGTCTCTACATGAACTGGAAAACGTTTTAAAAGAAAAGGATGCTGTCCTTAATGCATCTAAAAAAGTCAAGGACCTTGAAAAAGATATTGCTGATACCCGTAAGAATTATGAAGAGTTGTGCAGGACCATCGAAGCTCTATACACAGACGACCGTCAAAAAGGTGAGACTGTCCAGGAACTCCGATCTGAACTCATGGAACTGGTTAATGATATCAAACTGAAAGAACTCGATGAAAAAGTTGATAATATCCGCAATGAAATGGCAGCAGCACAGGATAAGATTGATGAATTGACCAGGAAGCAGGAAGAAACTGAAGTCTCTTTTGAGGTTATGGGTATCAATTCTGAAATTAAAGCCTGTAAAGATGCAATGAAACTTCTGGATCAAAGGGACCCATCCTGCAAGAGCGAAACCTGTTCGTTCATTGTATCAGCATTGCAGGCAGAAAAAAAGATACCGGATCTGAAGGAAAAAAAGCGCCTGCTTGTGGAAAAAATTACGAAAGATGTTAATGAAATTCAATGCCAAATTTCGAGGCACAAGGAATCATACGAAACAAATTTTATTAAATTGGGTGTCGCAACAAAAGAATATCAGGCTTTGCGCGATGAGAACGAAAAAAAGATTTTTCTCATCAAAAGCAAAATCGAAGTTAACGAAATTGAACAGAAAAATATCAGGGAACATATTGCAAAAGACCTGAACGTCCAGCGGGATAAGGCCAGTGCCAAACTCAATACCCTCGAAACCGAACTTGTACTGACCAAAAAACTATCCGAAAAGGTTAAGGACATCGAAAGAGCAGAATGGTCAGAATCTCTCCTCAACAACGAAATTAACAGTCTTATGCAGCAGACTGAGCGAAAAAAAGCTGAATACAGCAATGCAGATATCGAACATCGTGCAGCTATCCGGAAACTTGAAAAAAGACTTGAGGAGGTATCTGCCCTTATCAACGAAAATGCCCCCAAGCAGATCGAAGATACAAAAAAGTTCTTGTCTGGAAAACAAAAGGCAAAAGAGATTGTGGACGTAAAAATTGTGTCTCTCGGTCAAAGCATTGCAATGCTGGAAAGCAAGTTGAGCGAGAAGGCTGATATCGAAAAGAAAATTTCAGCCGCCCATGCAGATTTAGACAGGATCACAAAAGAATCCTCACAATGGGTTTATCTTCAAAATGCGTGTGGAAAAAACGGCCTGCAGGCGCTCGAAATTGATGGGGTGGCACCACTTGTTACCGGGTATGGAAATGACCTTCTGACATCGAGTTTTGGCCCAGGCTTTACTGTAAGAATTATTACACAGGACCCCGAAACAGGGAAAGAAACATTTGATATCATAGTGATCCGGAGCGATGGATCTGAAGTTTCATTCAAGAAATTGTCCGGTGGAGAGAAGGTCTGGATACTGAAAGCAATCCGGTTAGGAATGACTCTCGTTTCAAAAGAAAAATCCGGACGGAATTTTGAAACACTTTTAGCCGACGAAGAGGATGGACCACTTGATTCAGAAAAAGCGCAATCCTTCATCGGCCTGTATAAATCTATCCTTGAGGTTGGCGGTTTTAATTCTTGTTTTTATATCAGTCACAACCCGGAAGTGGTTTCCATGGCTGACCATCGAATTGAATTTACGGGGAATGGGATAGAGGTTAATTGAACGCGATAGCATAAGATGGAGGGTGATAATGAATACTTTAATTTTAATGGCTGGTCTTCCAAGAAGTGGTAAATCAACCTGGGCTAAAAAACAGAAATATCCAATAGTTAACCGTGACTCCATACGTTTAGCACTACATGGTCAGCGGTATGTAGCTGAAGCGGAAAGCTTTGTTACCGCTATTGAAGATATTATAGTTAAAGCACTATTCCTTGCCGGTCATGATACTGTGATTGTTGACGCAACACACATGACGGCCGAACGTAGAAAAAGATGGTACAGTGGACCTTGGAATACAGAACTAAAGATTATCCCAACAACAAAGTCTGAATGCATAAAACGAGCATTACAGGAAAATGATGACGTTATAATTCCTGTTATTGAACGTATGGCTGAAGAGACAGATATACCAGGATTGAATAAATAAATTTTAACTGAGGTAATTTTCAAATGATACTCCGCAAACACCAGGCCGAATTTTTACAAGTAATTCGAGATATTCAATCCGGCGCTCCGATCCGTGATATTATTCTTGCCGTTACGCCTGGCGGCGGCAAGAGTTTTATTCCGATTGTTGCCGGAAAGTTAATTGAATCCGGACATGCCGATGGCTTGGCGTGGATCGTGCCACGTCAGGCACTTCAAGACCAGGGGGAGCGGGAATTTATCAACCCGTTTTCGAGACAGCTTTTCAATCATAACCTTATAATCAGATCTTCAACAAATGAGGTTAATCCGTCAAAGGGCACCAATGGGTTTGTTACCACGTATCAAGCATTGGGTGTGGATGACAAAAAAACAGTCGTGCAGGAGTTTTCTCGGAAACGTTATATCCTCATCCTGGATGAATATCACCACGTCGAAGAGGGCGGTATCTGGCATAAAGCACTCAAGCCAATATACGAGCTCGCAAAGTATGTTGTGCTGATGACAGGTACCCTGGAAAGAGGGGATGGTAAGCCGATTGCATTCACCCGGCACCGGAATAAGCGACCGGTATTAAATAGTGATGATAGTACGGCTGTAATTAGATACAACAGGACCGATGCACTCATGGAACAGGCTATTCTTCCCATATCATTTCATCTTTCAGACGGTCGCTTCTCATGGGAAAACCAATACGGTGTGTTAAGAGAAATTAACAGCTTCGACCAGACGGAAGACGGAGAGGACTCAGCCGCTCTTTATACAGCCCTTAAAACCGATTTTTCAGCGCAATTGTTAGAAGAATGTACCCATCATTGGAGAGAGACACGGAGGACGAATCCGGGCGCGAAAATGCTTGTGGTTGCAGCCGAATATGATCAGGCAAAAGATATCACATCGATGCTGAAACGTGCTGTTAATCTAAATGCAGAGATAGCCACATCTCACAACCCAAAAAACGCAACAAAACAGATAAAAAAATTTAAATCAAACAAACTTGATGTGTTGGTTACGATCGCCATGGCATATGAAGGCCTCGATGTACCTCCCATCACGCACATATGTTGTCTGACCCATATCCGGAGTACGCCATGGATAGAGCAGATGGTTGCCAGGGGGGTAAGAATAGACAGGGCAGCCGGTCCATATTCAACACAACGATGTCATGTGTTCGCCCCATCAGACAAAAGATTTGTGGAGGTAATGAATCGAATAAAAAAAGAACAAATTGCAGTACTTAAAAAAAACGGTGGAGCAGATAACTCAGAGTTCGAAATGGCTACCATTCCGGGTGACGGTACCGGGAGCATTGGTCCTAACATTACCCCACTTGGCTCTGAGCTAACTGGACATACGGAACATTTGGTTGGGGATCTGGATGCAGGCACATTGCTATCATACGTTGAAACTATATCCGAGAAAGAAAACAGGCTAAGAAGCGAAATTGCCAAACATGTGAATGCCTATGCATATGAGAACGCATACAAACCGCAACGGATTAATTCTCAGATTAAGAAGCGTTTTGGCAAGCCACGTGAAGACATGGACGTTAAAGATCTTGAGTTCCTCAAGGGATACCTCGAAAACAATTGTCCGTGTGACATACGGGTGTCTATCAATACCGCATCCGGGATCAGCAGACCACGGGCGAAGCGGAAACGGGTTGATCCTAAAGCCAAAGAACTAAAACCTGTTGGTAACTACGTAAAACATAATAAACACGAAACGTTATATTTTTAGAGGAATAGAAAAATGAGAGATCTTTGCGATTTATTCGACATTAATAAAAACTTACCTGATGCGCCAGAAACGTATGAACATAAATATTGTCCAGGCTGCGGGTTGAGATTCGAATATGGAGAGGCAAAATTTTTCCTCGTTTACAGCGCATGCGGACACAAGCGAGCGATGCGAGTATGTGAAAAATGTAAAGTCGATTTTAAATATGAAACAGAGGATTGACCATGCCAGATATTCCAAAAGTACCGCCTCCAGAACGAGAACAACAGTGCGGAAATTGTAGATGGTATAAGCTCAAGGGTTTGGACGAAGGAGAATGGACAGGCCCTTGGGTTTGTAAATCTACACTGGCAAACCCATACAAAAAAGACCCTAAAGACGGAAACATTAACATGTATAACAGGCCTGCTTGCGCAGGTATTGGGAGTGGTAAAAGAGGTAGAAGAGGCAATGTTTAAGTCAGTTTCATATAAAACAGACGATCCAGACGATGCTGTGAAATATTTTTGTGGCATTTGCTGGAATAAAATCAAGGCGAGTTGATTATGAATAAAGATGTCAGACTTTCGATATCATTTTTGACACACAGGAAGCGAAAAAAACTCCAAAACAAACTTGGAGCAGAAGGTGTTCTGGCTTTTATAGACCTACTTTTGAACACTGCAATAAATAGGCCAAAAGGTGTTTTTTATGGTATGGATGAAGAGGATATTGCTCTTGATGCTCAGTGGAATGGTGACGCTAATGTTTTCGTCAAAGCATTGGTCGATGTAGGTTTTTTGGAGTATATGGATAAAACTTATTCAATTCACGATTGGGAGTGTCACAATGCATTTGCAGCTTACGCAGATGAACGTTCAAAAAGAGCAAAAAAAGCGGCAGAGTCAAGATGGGGAATAAAAAATAACGATAAAAATAATTATGATACAAATGCAGATAGCATGCAAGGCGCATGCGACCAGCATGCTAACTGCATACAAGATGTAAAAAGTAGCAATGCCCCTTCTCCTACTCCTACTCCTACTCCTATACCTAATCCTAAACCTATACCTAATCCAAAAAATACTCTTGAGCAAAAGTTTGAAAAATTTTGGAGCATGTACCCAAAAAAGAAATCCAAGGGTTATGCTGAGAAAGTTTTTAAGCGAATCAAACCGGACGAGCAGCTCTTAGCAACAATAATTGCCAAGATAGGGCAGGCCAAGACTTCGGCAGACTGGCAAAAGGACGGCGGGCAGTACATTCCACACCCTGCAACATGGCTTAATGCTAAAGGATGGGAAGATGAATACACACCTTATCCGAAAAACAAAACATCAGGCTATATGACACTCGAAGATCGAAACAGACAGGCATGTGAGGATTTTCTGAATGAATAACAACGACAAAAAACAATTTATGACGATCATATATGGGCTTGCTGATAATTTTCGGGATACAGTGACCAAAGAAGGGCTGGCCTTTAGGTTTAATGCCCTAAAAGAATATCCTATCGAAAAAATCCAAGAAGCAGCAATGCAGATAGTTAAGACCAGAAAATACACGAAGTTTCCAACGATAGCGGAATTTATCCATGCCATCGAGGGCGACCCTACAGAACTAAATCATGTTATGGCAGAGCTTCAGGCCATCGATGTTATAGATGCTGTAAAACGTTATGGCTCATATAATCCACCAAAATTCAAAAGTTCTACGACACAGGATATCGTTGATCGGTTAGGGTGGGGATATATATGCTCAATCAAAGAAAAAGATATACCGTTTTTTATCAAGGACTTCAAGGAATTATATCTTAATTTTTCAAGGTACGGTGACGTTTCAAACCAGATAGAATGCAATACAAAAATTAACGGACTCATTGAAAACATAGGAGGTAATTAACATGGCAGGTGTAAACAAAGTGATCCTTTTAGGCAGACTCGGAAAAGACCCGGAACTTACATACACTCAATCCGGGATAGCAGTATGCAAATTTTCCATGGCGACATCCAGGAAAAAAAAGAACGGTGAGGAAATAACATCCTGGCATCGATGTGTTGCATGGGAAAAAGCAGCCGAACTGATTGCTCAGTATGTCCACAAAGGGAATGAGCTCTACATTGAGGGCGAACTGATGTACGGACAGTACGAAAAAGACGGCGTTACACATTACACGACTGATGTTGTTGTCCGTAGTTTCAATTTCATCGGTGGAAACCAGCATAGCAACCAGTCCAATTCCGGACACGTTAACAACCAAAACCAGGGATACAACCAGAGACAAAATCAAATACCACCAGATGACGATATACCGTTTTGATGCGCATAAAATCCTGCAATGAATAGGGCAAATCCTTTGCAGGTTGCTCTAAAAAAAAATGCGAGTACTTGCATATGCGTCGAGCCGAGATCGTTTAACCAATGGAAAGTTTGGAGGTTTTCAAAATGACAGAAGATCAGGTTAAAAGGTTAATGTTCGATTGTGAGAGGAAACCATTGACCAGAGTAACGAGCCGAACATGCATTGCAAGACAGAAACTCCTCCACGAACCGCCACAAAAAGGTGTGTGGAAACAGCAATACAACGATGCTCAGGAATTGTGCGAAGGATGCGAGAAAGGTATTGAATTATATAAACAATCAAAGAAAAAGAAAGGGACTAAAAAAATGACTGAAACAACAGAAAGAACTTTTGAACCGGCAAAAAAAATAGACGGTCTAATTGTACTCGATCTCAGGGACGAGCCGGAACTTTTAGAAAAAATCCAAAAATGGGCAAAGGTTCACAGGCGGGATGTTCAAAACCAGATCCTTTGGGAGCTTGATAATAATACTCTGCTTCATCATCCAATTTCTATCAATCCGCTCGGCCAGACTGTAGATAAAGTAGGGGGGGGTGATCAAAAATGAAATATTATATCGGCATAGATCCGGGGTTAACCGGTGCGGCTTGTCTGATCCGGTACCCGGAAATTGAAATTATAGATTGGGACGGTGTTGTTAATACATCTCAAAAGATATGGGAATATCAGTCAGAAATTATAGGGGCGTATATTGAGTACGTTAAGCCGATCCCAAAGGACAAAAAGCACCTTACCTCACTTGGTAAATTGATCCGTAATGCCGGTCACTGGGAGGGGATTTTATCAGCATTCGAGATCACTGTTAAACAAATAACTCCACAGCAATGGCGAAAAGGTATTTATTTGCCATCAGACAGGCAGCCACTTAAAAAACGGTCACTTGATGCTGCCAGGAGAATATTCCCGGACTATGCCGAGATATATTTTAAAAGAGAAAAAGACCACAATCGAGCTGAGGCCGCTCTTATCGCGTATCAGTGTGAGCGGTATTTTCATCTAACAAGATAGGAGTCTAACTTGCCCCAGGAGGACAAAAAAAACATGACGAAAGCCTTGATTACCTGGGAGGAGATTGCAATCTTTCTCCGCGTTAGCGTCAATACGGCTAAAAGTTATGAAAAAATGGGAATGCCCGTTAAACGACCTGGTGGAAAAATAGTGAGGGCGTTTCCTGATGAATTGGAATCCTGGCAAAGGAAACAGCCGTGATGGATGGTTTTCGATTTTTCAGAGATGATAGGCTCCTCGAACTATATGCAGAACGCGTGCAATGCTCACACTGCGAGAGGTGGCTTTATCCAGATGAGAAAATAAATTCTTATTTAGGAGAAAATCTGTGTAAAGAATGTTACGGATTAATATCAGGCCGAATACGAATACTTAAAAATCCAGAACGAAAAACCTGTCCAATTAATCCGGAGTCTTTTATTTTTTCAAAAGAAAACCTCAGATCAAATCCAGCAGGGGATAGATTAATAAAAACAGACATTGTGCTACCTCGTAGCGAGACGTGTGAGGAGCATACCCAGACAGTGAAACCAGCGCTAAATAAACATTCAGGATTTCGACGAATTACGAGAGAAATGGTAGAGGCTTTAAAATGGTCAGATACAGATATAGAACAACTTGGTTTTACCATAAACGATTTTTATCTTGTATACAAAAATAGATGTTTTTTTGTTAATAAAGAGGGTCGTGTTTATTTCTATAACAATGAAAACTATATAGATTTACACTATATTGTACCTGAATGGGGGAAAAAGTGAACACAATTTTAGAAAAGTTAAAAGAATTAAAAGACGGAGTTTATGCTGTCACATATGATGGTTTATCAGGCACCTATATGTCTGAGAAAATTGAAGGGGAATGGTACGGTTCAGATGGGACCGGGTGGCGTGAAAAAATGGGGCAGTCTGAATTAGAGAGTATAACGTCAGTAGTTGAGAGGAAATTCACGACAGAAATCAAAAAAGATTTTGTTTTCGAAAACACATATCCGCTATCAGATTTTTTTAAATAAAAACAGAAACGAAAGGGGGTGATACTATGTAAATACTAACATCTGTTTCAATATTTCAGTTAGAGTGAACTGAAAAACAGGTGAATTGATAAACAGTGTGAGACGATCAGTCCAGCCACCTTTGAACCGGGTGGCTGGATTTTTTTGTTATTTTTTATTTCTCCAAATATTTTTCAACCGCAGTCAAAATTAAATCCCTGATACTATCTCAACAGGTAGTTCCCGCCGGAAAAAGTTTAATTATATTAAATATTTATAGATAAGTATTTGAAATTATTATGACAAATTATGTCAGTTTTAATTGTCCGATATTGGTCGATAACTGCCTGGTAATGGTCGATAACTGCCTGGTAATGGTCGATAACTGCCTGGTAATGGTCGATAACTGCCCGATCCATTCATTTTTCAAATTCATCAAAATCATTTAACATGGCGTCAACACAGATTTTTATACGCAGATTGGAGGATTAATTGTGGCTAAAGTCGATCCAAAATACCGAAAATTCATTCATCACTACTTTTACGGCAAAACGGGTATTGTGGGAAATGCAGCGCAAAGCGCCATTGCTGCAGGCTTTGCTGAGTCAACCGCGAGAGCGAAAGCCCCCGCTTGGGTCGAGAATAGTCGCGAACAGGCCTCTAACAAGACTATTTGGGATATGGTTCAGGCTGAACGCATCAAAATGGAGAACGATTATGAAATAACTGAGGAGCAAATACTTAAACAATACAAGAGGTTGGCGCTTTTTGATATTCGGAAGCTGTATAATTCTCTAACTGGGGAACCTTTACCCATTCATACCCTCGATGATGATACAGCAGCGGCCATATCCGGAGTAGATATTACATACGATATGCTTGGTTTTGAAACCAAGAAAATTAAGATCATCGATAAAAAATACGCGCTTGATTCCCTGGCTAAAATCAAAGGAATGTTTGCCAAAGATAATGCTCAAAAAAATCCGTCATTTGAAGAAATATTTACCGCTCTGACAAAAGCGTCACCAGAACTGGCAAATGCAGTAAAGGAGCAAATTCTTAAAAATGCAACTGAATAATGACATCCAGACAGCTGGTTTTTTAGCTAACGAGTTTGCATCAAAATTCGGTATGGCTAATCTGGTATCATTTTTCAAAGCGCAGGAAAAAGATAAACGACTCTATCCGGAATACAAAAACGATCCGGTCGGGTTTGGGGAAGATATCCTGAAGGAATGGTACACTGATGATATCAAAAAATTGATGTTATCGGTACGGGATCACAGGATTACGGTTGCCAAGTCTGCTACCGGTACCGGAAAATCTCATTCAGCCGCAAGTTTAGCTATCTGGTTTAAGAAATGTCATCCACGGTCTCAGGTTTTTACGGTTGCTCATCCGTTTGAAAACCAAAAAATTTTATGGGGCGAACTATCAACAAAAGCTGAAAAGTGTGGTCTTTTCAAAAAAGATAAGATCCTTGATATGCACATTCAATGTATTGAAAGTGATAAGGATTTTATAAGAGCGTTATCAGTCCCTACAACCGGTACTGATGAAGTTAAAGAAGGGAAATTTTCCGGAAAACATTATGACCATATGCTTTTCATCATAGATGAGGGAGATACGGTCCCTGATTTCGCCTACAAAGGCATAGAAGGCTGCATGTCAGGCGGTATTATTGTAAGACTGCTCGTACTGTTCAACCCGAGAAATAGAGCCGGAAAACCTTACAGGATGGAACGAGATAGGGAAGCACATTTCATATCTTTAACCGCTTTTAACCATATTAATGTTGTCACAGGGGAAAATCGTATTCCTGGAGCTGTTGACAGGGAAACAACAGTCCAACGAATCAACAAATGGTCGGAACCACGGAACACTGAAGAAAAAGTCGGTGAAGATGCGCTATTTACTGTACCTGATTTCCTGGTTGGCGCCATAGCCGAAACTCCTACCCCTGGAAAGTATTACCCGCCCTTACCAGCAGGCGAGAGAAAAATAACACATCCATCTCTATCCTACATGACTCTCGCACGTTATCCGGCTCAAGGTGTCAACCAGCTCATTTCAACAGAGTGGATTGATGCGGCAAGAGCGAGATGGGATGCCTACGTTTCAATGTTCGGCGAAAAAGGCCCTGATGGAGTTCAGCCTGTGATGGGTTTAGATTGCGCTGGTCAGGGTATGGATTCAAATGTTGCATATTTTAGATATGGTGGATTTCTGGCACGTGCGAAACGCTGGCAGGGCGTTGATATGATGGTAACAGGTGATAAAGCATCACGATACTTTCATAATTTTAGTGCAAAAGAGGCTTTCATTGATGCCAATGGCGTTGGTTATGGTGTAGCTCCTCATATGAGACGCCTTGGGTGTAATGCTCACGGTTTAATGGTTCAATCAAGTCCTACAGTACAATCAGAAATAGGCTTTTTCCGGATTTTGCGGGATCAGCTTTTATGGTTGGTTAGGGAATGGCTACGGACTGATCCGGGAGCGATGCTTCCACCGGAAGAATTGTTACTCGAAGAGCTGATGATACCAACTTATGAAATAATTAACGGTAAGATTTGTGTAATGTCAACAGAAGAAATCAAAGAAAACATTGAACGATCACCGGATGATTTGATGTCATTGGCACAAACATTCGGGAAAGCATCACCAGAGGAAAGCATGGCAGCCGGACCTGCACTTGAGGTTCAGGTGGCTGATTCTTCAGCATGGACATAGAGGGAGGAGGAGGAATATGAAAAAGATGTTATTTGTAGGATTTATTATACTGTTGGTATCTCAGCAGGTATTAGCTGCGGGAACGGTTGTTGTTACCAAAGAACACCATGGTCCGGATGTAATAACGGTTATTTTTACTTGCACAGGTGATTCTGCTGATGGGTCTATCCCTGATACTAGTACAGACGATAAAACATACGGCAACGATAATGTGACACTTACATCTTTTATTGAAGGATGGTTTCTGGACAAAGTACAATGCAATCCTGGAACCACGGCACCGGACGCGGCCGATGTCGATATAAATGATGCGGATGGAATTGATCTACTGGACGGTAATGGCGATAGCCTGATTCATGCCACAAGTAGTCTTGCCACAGTTCCGGCAACCGATAGTCAAAACAAATTACAGCCGGTTACTGGAGCAGTAACTCTCAGTGTATCTAATCAGGCGACTGCAAGTGCCACCTATGTCATAACTGCAACTTTTTTGAGGTTCGCTAAATGATTAGAAGATTTTTTCTATTACTGATTTTTATTATACCTCTGTTAGGATTTAACACATATTACAGGAGTAATTTGTATTATGGCGATACCTTTTCTGCAGCAAAAACCCTAACCGCCCAAAACACCGACACCACATTTTTCGGCATTGACACCGGAGATAGCCACGCTTGTGAGATTAACTCATCTGCCGAGCTGACTTTTGCGGGTGGAGATGATATCTGGGACTCTGACGCAGCAGTATTTACAAGTGGTACATATTTTTGGGGGTCTACTGGAAATAATACAATCGCTAACGTTGGTAATGAGCTTGAGATAACTTATGTGGATAATGCTTATGGTGCTTCCATTTCTTTGTTAAATTCTGCGGATCTATCTTCTGATCTTGAAATAGGTGCTACATATAAGTTATTAATAAGTGCGTATTATACAGGTGGGGCAGCAGGGCCGAGGATAAGATTATATGACGGAAATAGTACTCAAACAACCGATCAAATTACAGGAAGTAAAGTAGTATATTCACTCTATTTTAAAGCCTATTCAGATACATCTGCATTTTTAGGTTGTAGTGGAATGGGTACAGGTAATGTAGTATATATTGACAACTTATCACTGAAAAAACTTCACGACTTCTCAGCCAACGATGTCATTGTAATCGGCGGTGTGCCTGATGGGGAGGCAGTTGGGGCTGAACTTGTTACGAATGGGGATGTTGAGAGCGATATACCAACAATGAATGGGGTATCTAACACGCATAGCGCATGTAATGTAGCCAAAGATTCAGCAGACGGCATCAAACACAGTGGATCAAATTCTTTGAAGATGGTTAGTACGTCGGATGTTAATAGTATGGTTTATTATTATGCAGATGGCTCAAATTGTGGACTCACAAGCGGTGAATTATATTACTGTGCTGTATGGGTCTATATTCCAAGCGGGAATACCACTGTCACAACAGCAAATTTATATTATCGGCCTAAAGATGGGGACTCAGTTCTACTTGATACGACATCTTTACAGGATACTTGGGTAAAATTAGAAGGTGTTTTTACAGACAATGACTCCGAAAGAGTTATGTATCTGCATTCTCCAGGTGATGAAAATACAAGTGGTGATATAATATATTGGGATGATTTTGTTGTTGCCAAAAAGATTGAAATCCAAGCAAAACCTTACCGCATCGCGTCGATAGACAGCGAAGGAGTTGTAACGCTCGCAGATGCCGACTTCTCAGACCTCGCAGCGTCAACAACCGGATACGCTTGCAGTGCTGATTTCAAAAATTATTCCGTTTCAAACGGGGGCTGGATGCCGGGGGTTGATGTTGATTATACTGTTATAGATTCTGGTACGTTAACCGAAGGAGAAGTTTATTTTATAATAACGACTGAAACAGATAATTTTTATACTGATTGTGAAGCGTATGAATTTTTTACAAGTGTAGGAACTGAAACTTGCGATGCAAATAATACTGTTTTTCATATTACAGATACATACGCCAAATGCGATGGGAGCAACACTCAAGCTTCGTATTTAATGAGTAATGAATTTACCATTACTCAAAACAGGGGTTATAATGTAGCATATGATATAACAAGTATTGATGCCGGGGGGTTAACACCGGTAGTGGGATTAAAAGAAGGTACTGAAATTATAGCCGCCCCAATAGACAGCAGTCAAAATATAAAGGGATTAGGAACCGGTGATGATGCTGGTTTAAAGGCTGCAACAGGCACAGAGTGTGTCGTTAATGAGCTAACAATATACGAATATCAATAGGAGAATAAGAAATGAAAAAACTGATTGTAGTAGCACTTGTTTTAATGGCTGGTATTTGTATCGCTGATGATATACCGGAGGCGACATACACCACGGAGTACAATAAAAATACCGAATATCATTATGCTGTTCAGTGTATCCAAGACATGAGAGGGTTAAAAATCTATTTGGATACATGGTGCGCCGATATGGTAAAATACAATGCAAAAATAGGAACGAGCGTTGATCCGGATTTTAAAGCCGGTTTAATTTCTTATTATCAAATTGTAAATACTTTTAGACAAAATCTTGCTACTAATTTTCCTGTTATTCTTACGGGTAGTGATGGAGTTGAATAAGGAAGATCATGAATCCGGCTCTCACATTTAAAAATAATGATCAGTTAAACGCAGAAGAAATGCAACAGGCAGAAAGAGCCGAAGCACAGCAACGGCAATTGCAACCAGCTGTCACTTACCTATCACAACACGTTACAACATGTTGGGAGGCTGCCAAACAAGCAAAAGAAATAGTTCAACAGATCATGCTCAAGAGTAAGCGGGCGCTAAATGGCGAATACGAAGCTGACAAGCTGGCAAAAATAATGGCTATGGGCGGTTCTTCGATTTATATGCGACTTGCCGATGAAAAGAGCAATGCTGCAAAGGCCTGGATCATTGATACAATGCTGCCCGCAGATCAAATGCCGTTTGGTGTTGATCCTACTCCAGTACCGGAACTTACACCGATGGAAGAACAGGCAATTCGGAAGAGTGTTATGTCTGAAACCCAAATGGACATTCAGATGGGTGTTGTTACCATTCCCGAAGATGTTACGGCTAAAATTGAAGCTATCGAAGGCGAAATCGTAAGGAGAATGCGAAATGCGGCCAAAAAACATGATGCAGCAGTCGACAACAAAATTAAAGATGTAATCGTTGAGTCCAACTGGAAGGAGGCATTTAAGGATTTTATCTCCAATATGGTGGATTACCCGGCAGGTATTTTTAAGGGGCCTGAATTTTTTCGGAAAAAAGTAATTACACGGGATCAGGCCGGAAATCCTAAAATAGAATCTAAAATTAAAATGAGATTCAGGGCGCCAAGTCCGTTTAACATTTATCCGTCACCATCGGCTACGGGACCGGATGATGGATTCCTGTTTGAAAAGCATACGCTTACAAGGAAGGCGTTAAACGAACTGAGGGGAGCACCACAATACGATGAGGCGGCAATTAATCTTGTTCTCGAAGAGTATGGGCGAGGTGGATTGCGTCGTTGGTTGTGGGAAACAAATCAGCAGGAAGTCCACCGGCTGGCACACAGGTATAACGTTGACCAGGACCCGGACGGAACAATTGACGCGTTGCAGTTTTGGGGATCAGTCCAGGGGATCTGGCTCACTGAACACGGTATTCATGTTGATGATGTTTGGGCAGAGTATGAAGTCGAAGTGTGGCAGATAGGCCGATATATTATAAAAGCTGCAATTAATGAAAATCCTTTGGGAAGACGTGATTATTATGTGGCCAGTTTCCGGGAGACACCAGGTCAGTTTTGGGGCAAGGGTGTGCCGGAACTGATAGCAGATGATTGTGATATGTGTAACGCGGCTGCACGAAACCTTGTGAACAATATGGGTATTGCTTCCGGGCCTCAGATTGGTGTTGATAAGTCGGTTATCCCTGCAGGCGAAAAACTTACGACTATTACACCGATGAAGATATGGCAATTTGATATGTCGAAAATAGCTAATGGAACCAGGCCACCAATGTGGTTCTTTCAACCACAACTGATCATTGAACAGTTGATCAAGGTCTATGAGTTTTTTTCTGATAGGGCAGATAATACCACAGGTATTCCAAAATACAGCTATGGTCAGCAGGCAAGTGGTGGAGCTTTGGGTACCGCTACAGGATTCTCGATGATGATGAGTAACGCATCAAGGGCAATCAAGCAGGTTATCGGCAATATCGATACTGTGATTGAGGGTTCTATCCGTGGGGTACGAGATACTCTCGTGTTTTATGATCCTGATCCGATTATGCGTAAGGGTGATATCAAAGTTGTTGCCAAGGGCGCCGCTTCATTGGTTGCAAAGGAGCAACGGCAAATAAGAATGAACGAAATGTTGCAGATTGCCCTTCATCCAATCGTATTGCAGACAATCGGGCAGGATGGATTTGCAGAACTGCTTAGGAAGGTTTTTCAAGGTGCTGACCTTGACGCTGACGATATTGTTCCGTCAAAAGACGAACAGCTCCGAAATAGGATGTTAATGCAGCAGCAACAGCCGATGAGACAGCAGCAGGGATCAGCGAATTACAAAAAAGGGACAAATACCAATCCGGCAGGCGACAGAATGGGAGGGGCAGATGTTAGAAGCGCAGCCTAACGAGAAAGAATTTCACAACTCCATAATTATTCATGGTCAGGAGGTGCCGCTTCAGGAACTGGAAAGCAGACCGGACAGGAGAACATTTGGTGAAATTGAAGAAGATGAGCGGACACAGTGGAATACGATTTATAACAACCTGAATGATTATGAGTTTCACGATACCACCGGGCAGAATGACCGGGTTCCGAAAGAAGCAAGGAAGTTTGTTGGGGATTGTATCCTTTATTCGCTGAAAACGCTTGGGGCAAATCTCAATATTATCAATGAGTGGGACCAAAAGTTAACCCGTGAAGAGTTTGAAAAACGGTTGTGGGCTATGTGGAAAATCCGGGTGGCAAAACATCGGCAATCACAGCATGATGAGATATGGCAGTCAGGTACATATATCTATAAAGATAAAGAGCTGGTTTTCTTTATCAGTGCTCCTAAGCGGTTTCAGGGGGAATTTATCAAAGTGGCAACCACTTTTTGGATTGTAAGGACAAATATTCAATTACCAGGGGGGAAAGGAGTTAGGAGATGAACAGATTGACAGGAAGTATGATTAAACGGGATTTTAAGAGCGTTTGCAGCAAGCTGTCAAAAAAGCATGTGCTGAGATCGATAAAACAATTGCAGTATATTCCTAAAGGGACCATTCAAAAAGACCCTGATACAGGTGAAACACAGCCGCTTGAACATGATATTTTAGTAGGCGTTAGTATGGGGGAAGACGGCACTGGTAAATATGTGGCCGTTTCATTTGATGGAGAAGAATATTTGACTAAAAATGGAGTCATGAAAAAGGCTATGGACTACATGGCCGCCAAATTAAGGGAGTCTTGGGAAAAAAGTAATAAAAAATGGTCAAAGGTATAACATGATACAGCCTCCTCAAATAGCAGACGAGCAAGTTCAATTAGCCATTAATGTTTTGGAAGTACAGGAGGGAGCGTACTTTACCAAATTTGTCAATATGCTCAGGGGTTGGTTGCAAATACACCGGTTATACGGCGATACGGCAGAAGATGTTGACATGTACCGAAACCAGGGGGCCATTCAGATTTTGGATCACCTGATAAAAGAGATCGAAGATAACCGGGGACGGTATAATAGGATGCGGGGGCAGAGGTAGACAAAATGGGGGATATTGTAAAATTTTATCCGAATAATGCCGCAGAAAAAATAGATAATGTTTTAGAACAGGCTATAGGTCAATACGATAGGGCTATAATCATCGGGTATGATAAAAACGGTCATTTTGACGTAAGGGCAAGCCTCAATTTCATACAAATGGATATAATATATGCTGTTGATTTGTTTAAACATCGACTTTTGAACGGAGATTATAGCGAATAGGCATATGAATAAAATCGACAATAGACAAATATTAAGAGCGTTAATTCGCGGGTTGAAACTCGCAGTAAAACTCCTCGAAAAGATAGAGAAAGGCGAGGAGATATAAACAAATAGTCACAATAGCTGGATGATGCTACTCTAACGACTCGCATCACCCTAAGCCGGTCACGCGAAAGCCTCACCGGGTTCGAGACGTATTTCGAACTCAGTGAGGCTTTTTTTGTGGCGTAACAACCAGGAGGAAAAAAAAATGAGATTCGGAGACAAATCATTTGGAATCGCCAGAATTGACCAGCTTCGCGCAGGGCTCGCAAAGCGCAACGGCTACGAGGGTGATCTGGTGAAGTTGGCGGACTTGCTGCCCGACAAGTTCTTTTATGAAAAATTTGATGCAAATCCCGTGGTTATTCAGACCACAGGTGAGGTGGCAGACGGAACCGCAGCTGATGTCCAGGCGATGCACTGCTCTCGGAATCTATTCGAGCTTGTCTACCTTGGCGCAGGACAAACTATATTAGCACCAAGCATTGCAGCGGCTGGTTTGGATGTCAGTCTGGATGGTGCTGACAATGATGGAATCGAGCTTACAATGGGTATTACATCAAGGTCAAAAGCTGCCTTCACGATCGGTACGGACCCGGCATTTTACGCAAAATTGAAATTCACAATCGCGGATGTCAGTGACACGGACGATTGCGCCTTTGGTTTCCGTAAGGCAGAGGCATATCAGGCCAACATTGATGATTACGATGAGATGGCGGTGCTTAATGTCATTTCTGGTGATATCAATATTGAAACCATCCTGAACGCTGGAGCAACAACAACCACAGACACTACAGACGATTGGGCGGATACCGGACAGCATACACTTGAAGTGTATGTTTCCGAGGCTGGTGTGGTTACTTACAAGATCGATGGTGATCCACCAACAACTACCTCAGCGTTCACGTTTGATGACGGAGAGGTAGTTGTACCGTTCTTTTACTTTTTACATGCAGCTGCGAGTTCAGCAGGAATCGTTCTCGATGAATTCGAGTGTGGCCTGCAATAAGCAGCATAACCATTAACGTCCGTTGAATACCGGGCAAGGGCTCCAAGGGGAATACCTGAAAAGGCTCCCAGGAATACCCAAGCATCGGCTCAAAAGGAGACACTAATGCAAAGCGGAATACCAAACAATGTAGATGTGGATGCAGAATCCGCACGAAATTTAATAAAAGGAAGCAACGCGAACGGGAATACCGTGAATCAGGGCTCTCCCTTAACCCCGACGAACACCGATAGTACTGCAGGGCAATCGGCTCGTCAGGAAGGAGAACACCCACAAACGACTCCGGCTCCCAATGCGACGCCTAATGGAGGATTCCAGCAAAAACAGGATGAAAACTCGATTGCGGATACGCATACGCCAACTCAGTCAGATATTGTCCTCGCCGGGAAATACCGAAAGGAAGTTCCCGAACTGAATCGAAAAATCAAGATGCATGAATCAACAATCGAGATCCTCCAAAGCAAGAACGCCAATTTAGAAAAAGAGATGCAAAGTCTGCAACAGCGTCTTGCGACACCGGCAAAACCGGATAGCGGTTCTGTGCCAAGTGATCCGAAATCATTGATGGATGCACTCAATCCGGATGATTTTGAAGTCTACGGGGATGATTTTGTCAAATTTGCAAAGATTATGAAGGATTCCTTCGCGCAAATTCAGGCACAAGCCCCAGCACAGAAACAGCCTCAGCCTCCTCAAGGAAGGACACCTGAGCAAAAAGCGTATGACAACATCTTATTTTCTGCAATCGGGGAAAATACATTCCACGACATCAACAGAGATCCAAGATTCGTCAATGACTTTTTAAACCAGGTCAACCCTGAAACGTCGAGGTATTACCGGTCTGATTTGCTGGAGTCGCACGAAGACCTTGATGCAGCCACTGTTATCAAAATTTTCAGGGCGTTTATCGATTCGTTGGGAGGTTTTTATAAACCGTATTCCCAACAGAATCAAATCCCGAATAATGGCATGCAGAACCCTGCAAGACCACCGGGAAATATAAACAATGTATCTCCTACTCCAAATTTAGCGGCCAGTAACGATAGATTCACACCAAACGCAATGGATACCAGTCAGGAAACATTCACCCAAAAACAGGTGGATGATTTCTACAAGAGTATTACGCCAGGTGTGGGTGAGTTTGCAGGTCCGCAACATGCGGAATGGGCACACAACATGAAATCACGAATTCTCGCGGCGTACAACGATGGCCGCGTGTTCAAAAATATTCAATGACAGACAACCGTCTTCAGCGGGTTGTCGTCAAAGGAGGAATAAATGGTACCAGCAGCAGCAGGACACCCGCAGTATAGCGGCAATTTCATACCGGAAATTTGGTCGCCCCTACTTAATGTTAAGTACTACACGGCTTCTATTTTTCCTGGGATTGCCAATACTAAATATGAAGGCGCGATCAAAAATGTGGGCGATATCGTCAACATTAGACAGCGTGCCGATATCGATATCCGCGATTATGAGAAGGGTATGGATTTGACGGTTCAAAAACCGGACAAACCAATGATTACCTTCCCGATCCGTAAGGCGAAATACTACGCTTTTACGTGTGACGACATTGACGCACATCAGACGGATATCAATCTGATGGAGGAGTGGTCACAGGATGCAGGCGAAAAACTGAAAATCAAGATCGATGCTCAGGGTCTGGGAGATGTTTACGCAAATGCGGACACATACAATGCAGGCGCATCAGCCGGTAAGATTTCCGGCGATTTCGACCTTGGTGCGAGTGGCGCTCCGGTCCAGGTTACTAAGGAAAACGTTCTGGATTTTGTCGTAGACATGAACACCTGTCTCGATGAACAGGACGTCCCGGAATCACAGAGATGGCAAGCCCATCCTACATGGCTGATAAACCGCATGAAAAAAAGCGATTTGAAAGATGTCAGCATGACCGGTGATTCATCTTCCGTGGTTCGCCATGGGCGTATAGGACGGATCGACAATACAGATCTTCACAAATCCAATCAGATCAAGAGGGTTCTCGATGGGAGCGACTATTGTTATTACCCAATGGCCGGTCACATCGATGCGATCACCTTCGCAGCTCAGATGCGGGAAATGAGTTCCGTCGAATCTGAGAAGACCTTTGCACGTATTGTAAGAGGTCTGATGGTATATGATTACAAGGTTCTCAAAGAAGAAGCCCTTGTAACAGCATACATCAAAAAATAACCGCTTAACCTGATACAGGGGGGCGGTTTGCCCTCCTTATCTACAGGAGGAAAAAATGGCTAACATTAATATGACACCGAGCGGCAGCAATACCGCAGGTTCGGGAGTAGGTTCGCATGGTGTGCGGCATGGTTGTTGGGAGGCGTTCATCGATATTGCAGATGTCCTCGCAACAAAAGAATCAGCGCTTGCTCAAGGAGATCTGATTCAGGTATTCGATATCCCCGCTGAGATGAACGTACTCAACGGCCAGATAAAAGTAATCGAGGCTTTTGACTCCACTACTTGTACTTTGAACCTGGGTACAGATTCAGATGATGATCAGTGGGTAGACGGCCTTGACGCGACCGCTGTTGGGTATGGAACATCATTATGTGCCAATGAGTATTTTGCCACAGCTAACACGGTTGACGTGGATCTCGAAACCCTCACAGGAACGCTTACCAAAGGAAAAATATGGGTATGCGTAACCTGGGAATACCTTGGTCTTAAAGATTCAATCTGGCCAAGTTAATCAAACTGTAAATTAATATAAATTCCCGGCAGGGGGTTTTCTCCTGCCGGTTTTCAGCGAGGACACAAATGAGCACATCAAATAAAAGATATATAAAACGGGTTGGTCCAAAAGGAATTACGGTATGGACCTGGACGGAAGAACTGGCAAAACGGTCGGACTGTTTTGAGATTTCGGAACGGGAGGCATTACATCTACAGGACCCGGTTAATAACCCGGCTCCCACGAATATTACCAACCTACAAAATCTTGACCCAAATTTATTCACTATGCTCGAAGGCCTTACAAAAGAGCAGCAGCAGCAATTAATGGTACTCATGGGGCAGGTTCAGCATGGTCAGGTTCCGGAACCAGTAACGCCTGCAACGGCTCTTGATATGAGTGGGGCTCAGGCAAAAGTCACTGATGAGACTGTTGGACATACGAAGGAATCATTCGAAAATAAAGAGCATGTTGAAGACACTAAGGCCGCAAACGAGCCTTCTGTTAACTCGAACGGTAGACCGAGTATAAATGCTCTCAACAGGATGACCAAAGCACAATTACAGGAACATTCGGCAACATATTTTCCGGAAAAGCCGGAATTTGATGTTGAGGACCCGAACAACACCAATGATTTCATGCGGGAAAAAATCAATGAATGGTGGGACGAACAGGAACGCTAATAAAACGGATTAAAATAGGTTAAACAATGAAAGTATCTGAATTGATTATACGCTGTGCAAAGGACACCCAAGATTACGATGTTGACGGAGCGACTTATGCGGATCAGTTCATCCATACCGAATTACAGGACTGGATAGATTTTTATCACCAGGCACAGCGGCAACTCGTAAAGGTAAGGCCGGATTCTAATTATAAACACACATCATGGCAATTGACTGCTAACATGGTGCGTCATGATGCTCCAACAGAAGCAATTGCCATGATCGAAATAACCCGCAACATGGGTTCGGACGGTTTGACGCCTGGGACACCAATTATTGAGGTCCCAAGGGACGATATCGAAGCGATGATAAGCACCTGGCACTCAGATACAGGTGTGACAGCAATTGAGTTTTTCAGCCTGGATTCAAAAATGCCCAGGACGATTTGGACATATCCGAGAGTACATGCATCAACAGCCGTTTATGTTGAAGGTGTGTATTCATATGCTTTTACCGAAGATATTACTACTCTTAATTATACAACTGAGGATATCGATGCTGGCAATCAGTTTATTGACGCTCTCGGGTTATGGATGAAACGATGTGCGAAGCTGGTTGAGGGGGATGAGTCTTCCATGGGGGAGGCTGCATTTTACGAGGAAGAATTTTATAAGGATCTTGGTATTGAATTCAAAGCGAAATATACAATGACGCAGGGGGCAAGGCGATGACTGCTATTTCAACATTTCGAACATTTATAAAGCCATATTGTCACCAGTGCCCGAATGCGGTCATTGATGATCAGATTGTTGAAACGCTGATTGATTTTTGCAGGGATACGCTGATTTTGGAATTGGATGCCTCTGCTATATCGATTCTGGAAGACACAGCAGAATACACGCCAGTGTTTTCCAGTGGATCGTATAAGGTACTGAAAATCATTCATGCACTTCTGGGGGATGGTACAGACGACGATACGCCAATTGAAATTACTTCTCAATGGTACCTGGATCAGACAGGACCATACTGGAAAAGGCAGACCACTTCCGAAGATTTTACTCATGTGTTTCTTACAATGGATGGCGATATCAGGGTCTATCCGATTCCGGATGATGATCTTACAGACACACTTTTGCTAAAAGTGGCCGTTATGCCAAAAAGTGATGCTACAGAGGTTGATGATCTTATTTATAATGATCACCGTCAGGCGATACGGGCGGGAGTTCTTTCCGAAATACTTGGGCAGACCGGAAAAATTTGGACGAATCTCAAAGAAGCTGCAAATCAGGAAATTAAATATGAGAAGTTTAAGGCTGATGCAAAAGGTCTTTCTCGCCAGGGTAATGGAAACGTTTCTATGGTTGCCGGATACAGTGGAAGCACAATGTTTTAAGGAGAAATTATGTATAAAAAATCAAGATTATTAGTTTTTGCAATATTGTCGGCTTGGCTTATTACATGTAATTCCCAGGCTGCCACGCAGATTTTCGTCAACAACGTTGCAACTACGCTTGCATCTGCCATTACATCTACAAGTCAAACATCGATGGTGATCACAAGCAGTACCGGTTTTCCGACACTATCAGGTGGCGATTGGGCATTGGCGACACTGGTTGATTCAAGCGGGAACAAAGAAATTGTTAAGATCACCGCAAGGACTGGAACAACATGCACCATTGTCAGGGGTGAGGAGAGTACCACAGCAAGAACGTTTGCTGCCGGTTCGATAGTGAGTTTAAGATTAACAGCGGCTCCGTTGAACAGGTACGAAGGTGTCAATGAATTTCTTACAGGTGATGGCACTGATCTTGAGCTTAAAGGCGATATTATCCCGGATACCGATGAGGCCTATGATATAGGATCAAGCACAAAAGAAGTAAAAGAAATCTATACCAAAGATATGACGGTTTCAGGGACATTAACCACGGGTACATTAAGTCCTGGGCAAATAGACACAACTGCGGGTTCATCAGTTATTGCTTATATGTCTGGGGACCAAAATATATCATCTGGTGTATCAACGACTATAGAGTTTGATACAGAGGCGCATGATGCTTTGGGTGAATTTAATACGACAACATATACGTTTACACCCACATATACCGGGCGGTATGCCGTATATTTATACGTCCAGTTGACCAGTGTTACTGATCAATCATTATATTCTGTTGCATTATTGACTGATGGAACCATTACGAATGACGTTTTTTTTAGGGCTTCTGGAACTACGACACAGACTGTCACAATGCCGGTAATGGTAGAACTTACTGCAGGAGAGGCGTTAAAAGTCAACACAGTTTGCAGCACCGGAGCATATACTGTTTTGAGTGGTTCAAAATATACTGTACTCAGCATACATAGGATTTGGGATTGAAGATAAACATTCGCACATTCAGGGGGGCAACTCCAGGCACTACCGATAATCTGCTAACAGCAGAAAGTGCTGTTGTTGCAGAAAATTGCAATTTTGAAGAAGGTGATTTGCGTTCATTTTTTGAAGCATCATTAACTAAGGTTCTTGATGTCAATTCAGCATTGACTCTGAATAAATATAATAATGAGTTCATTACAAAAGAGGCGTTTGTGGATTTTGTTGATTCTCCACTGGCAAATGACTTGTATGATCGCAAATATTATACCGGAGAGGGGTCTTTCCGTGCTCTTGCAAACGATTTGGAATATCCGGAATATTACGAACCAGGACCGCAGCAACCTTCCATTCAACCGGATGTTATAGAAAAAATGTCTGGATCAGGTACAGAAGAAGAGCGGAGTTATTCATTTACATTTGTGTCACGATATGGTGAAGAAGGGGCACCTTCGCCTATTACAGCATATCCAGAAAATCCTTTCAAAAATGATAGTGAAGTATTTATATCTAAAATAGAAGCCCCTGAGCTTGGGCATGCAATTACACAGTTGAGGTTGTATCGGACTGCAACTGGTTCTTATAATCCATCTGAATATTATTATGTTAAAGATTATGATCTCCCGGAAATAGCTGTATGGGAAAGCGGATCGTCTACAGCAGATAATGGGGATGTCGTATCGTATGATAATGATAATGGCAATATTTTGTATAAATGTTTGTATGACAGTTGTGGGGATGATCCGGACGATACAACATATGGAATAAATGGTTCTTCGCCAAGATGGGAATATTATAAAATAGTCGATGACGTTACTACATATGAGATGTTGAGTGCAGGGATAATTTGCCCATCTGAAGAATATCTCCCGGCACCAAATGAACTTAATGGAATAATTGGTGTTAACGGAGGTATGTTAGCCGGGTTTTATGGAAAAAATATTATATTTAGTATTCCTAATCATCCGCACGCATGGCCTGCTAAAGAATTAACGACAGAATATGAAATTGTTGGTCTTGGGCATTATGGAGGAGTAACGATTGCATTCACAAAGGGTAGCCCTATTTTTTATGCGGGAACACATCCTGACAATATGTCAGAGATAGGATCAGGTGATAAACATCCATGCATTTCAAAACGGTCAATTGTATCCGGTAAAAGTGGGTGCTTATACGCTACAACTCATGGACTTGCGCGTACAAGCCTGGATGGTACAATAATTGCAACAGAAGAAATCCTTACAAAACGTGATTGGGATGATTTATTTCCAGAAAATATACATGGGTATATGCTTCATGGTCAGTATTTTGGGTTTAATGTAATGTCAGGCAAATCATTTCTTATTAATTTTAAAAGGGGAGACTATACGACACTCAGTGATATTGTGTATGCAGCATATGTGCCACCTGAAGGTAACAAGTTATATATGGTTGTCGATGGCGATACAGGTTATTTAATAAAAGAATGGGAAGGAAAACCATATAGTCATCGAAAATATACATGGCGTTCAAAGTGGTTTGATATGGGACGTAAGGAAACAATTGTTGCTGCTCGATTAACTATCGACGAAACGTATTACAATCGTATCCTTGATATAATGGCTGAAGATGCTTCCGTGATTGAAGACAATGAGGATCTCCTTAATTATGTTGGTGCATGGGGTGATAGATATACAGCCGAGTGGGGAGACGATTATACAGGAGAATGGGGAGGTAGTGAGGAAATATTAGGACTATTAAATGATAATGAAATAAATTTATATGAATTGAATGGAGATGGACTCACAGCAACCACCGGTATTACATTATCAAAAGATGTGACACTTTCCATTTTTATAAATGGCGATGAAGATAATGCGATCGCAACAAGAACAATAAACCATAATAATCCATTTAAATTAAAAGGAAAATATAAAAGTAGGCGCGTACAGTTTCTTCTTGAAGGATATGTGCCTGTTGATTCTATTGAACTTGCTACTAGTATAAGGGCGTTGAATGAGTGATTTTAAATTAGGACCTGTGCCTCAAGGTATTCAAGCTGGATTGGCAACTTTTTTACTTGAGGTAAAAAAGCGTATTGATGTTCTGGGTGGTGTTACCAACTCACAGTTAATGACACGTCAGGATTTAATTGATATTGGGCTCATTACCACAGCTGGACTGAAAGCAGATGATACTTCAGATAGAACTATTTTTGTACTTACACCGACAACTCCATATAAGGTTGGAGATCTTTGGGTCAAGACGGAAGCATTATATCGATGCCAAGTTGGGCGTTTAACAGGAGTATATAATTCTAATGATTGGGTTCCATATGCAGAAATAAACACCATAAATAGTGGTGATGGATTGGCTGCACTTGATTCAAGTGCAAGTTCGAAATTGGATACAATTGAAGAAAACGCACAAGTCAACCCGGCTAATTTGTCAGCTTTAGATGCGTTGGCGGCTTATGATTTATCAGTTGTTAACGCTTGGAGAAAATCTGGGGGAACATTAATAGATGCTGATTATATTGCAACGAATTCAATATATTTAAATAGGCTGGTTGGTTTAAATGCTGGAACAGTTACTTTCAGTGGTTCTTCCTCGATGACATTTGTTGATGGCGCAGATTTGATTCTTCAATCAACTTCTGATACCACATCTATGATACAATTTACAAGGAGCGGATACACATACGACATTAGAAGCCTTTCGTCTGGCACGTATCTTTATATAGCTGGGAGGACAGCAGGTTCAGGGATTCAGATAGGGGATGGCAGTTACACACGTTATATTAATATAAGACCGACTTATTCTGGGGATTTAATTTCTGGTAGTTTATCGGGTACTCATTACGGGTTTGAAGCAGATAATAGTGGTGGTGCTGCATATGTGTTAGCGTATACGGGGTCGAATAATGGGATACACTATACATATACACAAGATTATTTTAGAGCGAACCCAAACGGGACGGCAACGGCACCGGCGTTAGGGCACGCTTCGTATCCGTGGGGGGCTGCTTATTTCGCAGGAGGAGTAATATCAGGGAATATTCAAGTCGGCACCACCGACACATATTCATTGGGGGGTGGCACTGGGAATAGATTTTCGGTAATATATGCACAGACTTCAGCTTTTGTTTACCATAATTCAGCATACGGGTTATACGGTGGCGCGGCTTATGATTCAACTATAAGGGTAAAGATTAAAGGGGGTACATCTGATAATACAGCGTATTCTATAGCTTGTTATGATTCAGGGGATAGTGGGGTGTTTGGTGTAAATAACGATGGGGACGTTAGCGGAAATTATTTTTTACCACTTGTCAATAATTCAGGGGCAGTTGGGACAGGGTCTTGGTATTTTAATTATGGTAAATTCTATAGTCTATATTATGTATATGGGTATGATATTGATATCGTAGACGATCTTGAAGAAATTCACAAACATAAAAAATTAACCACATTTGGGACTGACAAGTACGGGAATAGGGTTGTTGATGTTTTGACACAACCGAGGGCTATTACAAATCTTAAAGAGTTGCCGGATGAGCTTAAGGAAGAATACAAAATTGATATAACAGAAGTAGAGATATTAAATATTATCGAAGATAGGATACCCTCGATTACGAAAAAAATCAAGGGTGGGAAACTCAACCCGTATACCGGCAAAACCCATACGGAAGTTATCATTGATAAGGCTTTTATAAAACAGAGGATGGGGGTTAGTATCGGGAAACAACTTGGGTTTGTGGAAGGAGCTATTTATCAACTCGATAATGAGTATAGTGAAATTATAGATGATATTTATTTACAATTAATAGATATAAATAAAAAATTAGAAATTTTAGGAGCATAAAATGACCGAAGAAAAACAACCTCAAATGGACCCGATAGCCTTGAAAGATGAACAAATCAATGCCCAAAAAGTATTAATTAATGAGTTGCTTCAACTTGTCGGGCAGAAAGAATATCTTGTTGCGAAACTGACTGGTGACATTATTAATCTTAATAATCAGATAAATGAGAAAATGCCAAATGGGAATGATGACGGAAAAGAAATTATTAAATAAAGACGACATGGATTTGGTTTTTTATGGGACGCATGATGGCATGCCGAACATGACAGATTCTTACATTATAGGTTTGCTCGTACAAGCTGAAAAAGAGGGCAGTTTGGATATATTCTTTTTTGGCAGAAAACCAACTGGTATGGAGTTTTTAGCACAGATCAAAACAGGTCAAATAGCATTTGGGGTCACCTATTATAAAAATAAAGAAGTTGGAATTGGGATTCTGGATAAACGCTCTCAAAGACATGCGCATTGCCACATTTGTGCATTTTCAGAATGGTGGGGAAATCCTATGTTGCTTGAAATGACCGGTGAAGTATATCGACGATTGTTGAAAACCTATACTGTATTGATTGGTGTGATCCCTGTTGTAAATGTCCGGGCATGCAAGTTCGTTAAAAAATCCGGCATGAAAGAATTATGCGATATACCGGGATATTTTTATGATGAAAAAAATAATGAGGCTGTTGCAGGTAAAATGCTTTGTATAGAGAGAGGAGATTAGGTTATGGGCGGCAGTGGAACTCAAAACAATTATGATCCAGTACTCAATGCTGGTATTTTAGCACTTTCAGAGGCAGGATTTGATATCTCAAAAGAATATGACAATTTTTACAAATACGGTGTTCTATATGATCCGAATGAACAAGGATTTGTAGACCCAACCACTGGAGAGTGGACATCGCTCGAAGAAGCTGGAACAATAACAGTAGGTTTGGGATCAAATAAGCAGACAGTACCTAATATCCCCGCTGGGGCTAATGTTACAACGCGTGGTGCATCTGAAGGGTATGATTTTGAAAACCCACCGGATTCTTATATGAAAATGGAAGGACTTCAGACTTCATCTAATATCGGGTTAATAGATAGTGCAACACAAGCAGGGGTGGCACAAAATATATATGATAAAACTGCGGCAGAAACTCAGACGTGGCAGTCATTGATTGATCTCGGATTGTCAACCGGTATAAATCCAATCACCGGACAACAAGTTGGACCAGGAGCTCTACAAGTCGGAAGCTCAGAACAGAATCTATCAATTGCATCTAATCAAGCAGCAACTCGAAATGTCCCGTATTCAGAGGCGGCTGCTCGCGAAGATTATTTAACACAAACAGCGCAATCACAATCAAATAGGGCGATTATTCCAAGTTCCGAACGAGCTGCAATTTCGAGTAATGAATATCAGACAGCACTGAACCAAGCACAACAGGGGATGATTTCACCATGGACGGAATCAGTTCTATCCGATTATGAGTATAATAAATGGAAAAATAAAACTGAACAGGCATTGTTGGAGGATTATGGCTATGCCCAACAATCAGGATATCAATATGAAACTGCTAAAAATCAAACTGAACAGGCATTGTTACCGGCATATCAGAAAGCCACACAGTCCGGCTATGATCTTTCTTACGCTCAAAATACAGCAGATACTGAATTAATGCCTTACTATCAAAGCGCTGCACAGGCTGGATATGAGGCGTCAGAAGCCGGGTCAAATTATTCTAAAGGAAAATCAGAGGCTGATATAGCTCTTCTTCCGGCATATCAGAAGGCTGCGCAGGCTGAGTATGATCTTTCTTATGATACATCAAAATACGGACAAAATAAAATAGCAGGTCAAACCCCTATTATGAATAAATATTTCGAAAAAGTAAACCAGGGTGTGGATGTAGGTGGCAGGGTTAACGAGGCGTCAGCAGACGTAGCCTCATCATGGAAAGGGGCTAATCAACGTACAAATATGGCGCTTGAAGGCATGGGTGTTGATCCAAGTAGCGCAAGGGGCAGGGATGCTTTTAGTAAATCAAATATGGAATATGGGCGACAACAGACAACGGCGCGACAGACGGCCAGAAGGCAAGCAGAAGATGAAGATATGAGCAGAATGCAGACAGCTTTAAGCATGTAAGGAGGTTTTATTATGCCAGCAGCACTATACGACATTCCAGATCCGCGAGACAGAGCGGCTGAATACAGGCAGAGCGCAATTAATACATATGGTATGCAGACACCGAACATTAAGCCACCTGGGAAGACAGTTGGTGGAGGCATTCAAAATGCTATGGGTGGGGCCATGGCTGGTGGTGTTCTCGGGACTACAATTTCTGGTGCAGCAACGGCTGGTCCTATTGGTGCGGCAGGAGGCGCTATTTTGGGCGCAGCTGCTTATTTTCTTTCATAAAGAGGGGGTGAATTATGCCTGATCAATGGGGCAGGCCACAAATGAGTGATTGGATGGGGATGACACAAGCTATTAGCTCTTATGGTGCCATCCAAGATCAAAATAGGGCAAGACATGATAAGCAGGGTGTTGAAACCGCAATGAGTTTTATTTCTGACCAACAAGCAGAAGATACCCCCCTTTCTGACATAGAAAAACCAAGTGCCATATCCGAACAACAATGGGCGGAAGCACTGGTCCAGAAACACAAACTTGCTGAAGCTGATTATAGCAGATGGTATCAGGAATTTCAAAAGGACAAAACAGAGGCACAAAAAGCACTTGCCGTATTAAAAGAACAGAGAGATTCGAACGTCCCGGAAAATCAACGTAAAGATGCACTGTTCGAATTCTATAATAAGCATGTTTATGATGGAATGAAATATCTTGACAGCGAAATACAAAAGGATGGATCTCAAATTCATGTTTTTTATGACCCAATAAAAGATAAGCGCATCGAGCAACCAGACAGGACGGCTGACGAAATGTTATGGGCGGCTGATGATTATGTCACCAGATGGTTTGATAAAACGAGGCCTAATGTTAGAGCTCAACGTATTAATGCGAACACTGATGGAATACTAAAACCTATTGGTGATTTGACCAACGAGAGCGGCGAAAAAATTACAGTTCACAGGTTATTCAAAAGAAATAATGACGGCTTAGAGCCTTACATCGCCCGTAAAAACCCGATGAAGGAGGTTACGCCTGGAGATCCGAAAGATTTTGAGGAAATATCTATCGAAGATTTTGTGACCAAGGGGTATAAGTTCGTCCCAAGAGTAACCGCTGACAAAGCCTTTGATATCCAAAAATCCAAAATGGACATTGCCGGAAAACAAACAGACCAGATACGTAAGTCAATGGATTTTATTGCAAAACAGCTTGGTGTTGTCCCTGACAAGAAGAAAGGTTCCTCCGAGAATGATCTTCTGGCATTGGCGCTTGGTGAGGATCAGGGCGAAAAATCTGATAGGACGGCTGTTGATGTTGGTGGTGGTATGCCACCAGACTCAATATTAAGGGGCATTCTTGGGAAACTTGAAGGCGGGAAACCCGAAGAAAAGGCGCTTGCTATGTCATGGATGCAGATGGCTGGTAAGCTTTATCCGGGGTTAAAAAATCTTCCTGAACAAGACCCTAAACAGGGTAAAGGCCAACCTGTAAAGGGCGCTCCTCAAGGCAATGGCGCACAACAGGTACCAACAGTCGATGATGATTTTGTGCTGGATGTGACAGAAAACATCAAGGCTGCACAGGCAAAAAAAGAAACTCGCAATTCAAAAGCGTCCAGGGAAGTTGACAAGCAGCTTCCGGGATTTGCCAATAGGCTTAATCAATATAATCCTGATCAGAATGAGGCGGTACCGGATTACAGAAACAAGCCTGTTCTGAC